GCTATCAGAGTTTGGTGCCGTGCCCAATCCATTTGACGGACAGACCAGAGCGTATAAATGGAAGGTAGACAGGGACGGAAATATAGTTGGAAATGTGCCGGAAGACAAGTATAATCACGGGGTCAAGGCTCTTATCTACGGTATTGTCTATCACTTCGGATACAGCTATGCTGGCAACCGACAGAAGATAAAGGTGAAGTACTGGTGAGAAAAACAGCCAATGCAATAGTTGATTTAGTGGAAGCACACCATGAGTCCACCTATTCCTTCAGAGAGCGTATGCAGGAGGATTACGATATCTATCTTATGCGTCCATATGATGCAGGAGATGGATACGAGTCCTATACCTCCAATGAACCCCGGACATATGCAGACAAAGTAATCTCTTGGCTCTCAAGCGCAGAGCTTGTTATCAGGATTCCCAATATCGAGGAACCAAGAGAGATGCGTGAGATGAATGATGCCAAGGAGAAATTCCTAATAGGCATCATGAGGGCAGCTGATGAAAGATTACGGAGGAGGCTACAGCCTTCTCTTAGGGAACAGCTATCTTGGTATGTCTCCCTAAGGGGATGGTATGCTGGCAGGGCTCTACTGCACATAGACTCCAAGGACAGAACTCAAGTTGATATAACTCCTTGGGATATCATGCACACATACTGGGGAGAGGGCGAAGAGGGACTTGCGTGGGCATGCTATAAGATACAGAAGACAAAAGACCAGATACTTCAGCAGTACGGAATCTCCCTTGATGAGCAGGACAAAGAAGTTCCTGTAGATATATATGACTATTATGATGAAGAGCATAATATAGTCTGTACTGCAGATACCATACTTAAAGAAGCTACCCCACATGGTGTTGGCAGGGTCCCTGTATTCATAGGGATGGTCGGGCCACAGCCACTGATACAGAATCTAAACGAGTCAGCTATCACTGATACAGTTGCAGATTACGGTGAGTCTGTCTTTGCTGCGAACCGTGAACTTTATGACAAGCATAACTTCACCATGTCAGTCATGATGGAGATGGTTGCACGGTCAAGGAAGCAAGGCATGACTATCACTTCACGTGATGGTCAGAAGACTCTTGATGAAGATCCATATAAGGCAGGTGCTGAAGTAGCTCTTGCCCAAGGAGAATCTATTCAGCCTTTGGGATTGATGGAAGTGGCACGTGAGACAGGTGCCTATATGGGACTTGTCTCTGGTGAGATGCAGCGTGGCTCAATACCCCACACGGTATACGGAGACCTTCAGTTCCAGCTAAGTGGCTTTGCAATAAATACCCTACGTCAGGGAATAGACAGTGTACTCAGCCCAAGAGTCAGGGCTATGGAAGATGCCTACACACAGATATCTCTGCTCATATGTGACCAGTACATAACAGGAGCATATGATCCAATTAATGTAAGTGGCAGAGACAGGAACCGTGCTTTTTTCAATGAAGCCGTTGACCCTGAGGGGATGCAGATGGCAGGGATGCCTGAGATAACTCTTGTCTCTCGACTGCCTGAGGATGATATGTCCCGCATGTCAATGGCTCAGATGGCAAGGGACGGACCTACTCCACTGCTATCTGATATATATGTCAGGGATAAGATACTTGGGCTGCAGGATGCAGACTCAATTGAGGATTCGATCAAAGAGCAGATGGCGGAGAGGGTTCTGCCAGAAGCATCCCTATGGTCTTTGCTTCAGGCAACTGAGAATCGTGGGAGATCTGATCTTGCACAGTTCTATTATGGTGAACTTATGCATCTCCTGATGCAGAAGAATATGATGAGAGCACAGAGCATGGCACCACAAGGTCCGGCAGCGGGGCAGAACGGAGCCCAGAATGGAGCACAGGGTGGAGCACAGGGTGGTCCTCCAACTGCTAATCCAATGGTTATGCCAAATGCCATGATGGGAGTGCCACCACCTACTCCAACGCCACAGGCAGGACCTAACGTCCCACCCGGATCTCCAAGGCCGGGAGGACAGGATGTGAATGAAAGATTGAGAAGGATAGGTCTGATGGGGCCAACAGAATAATATGCCTATGTGGAATATTATAAGCCGAACTCCTTATGGATTTAAGTTCGCTGAAACCAATGAGAGGGGCAAGGTTATATCAAGTGATATTGTCATAAGTTCGGGTGAAGAGCATGTAGCAAAGATGGCAAGGACTTCTGATCTTCTGACTGCCGAGCCTGTAGGCTCTTTCTCCGGCTCTCTATCAATGAAGCCCCAAGATACATTACGTCAGGTAATTGCTCCTACTATGACTGATACTGAGAAAGAAGTTTCTATAGAGGATCTGCTTGACAATGTTCTAAAAAATGTTCAGCAGGCACAGGATATAACAACACAAGTGAAAGATCCTATATTTAGTGATATCAAAGCTAGAGGCCGAGATGCGGGTAAAGAGGTTACTACTAAAGAAGAAGTAACTGAAGAAGTACCTCCTGTAGACGAGGTGTCTTTTGATCGTGATGCTGCCATACAAGACTTAAAAGAGAAGTGGCTTAAAGATAAAGATCTAGGTAACTTTGTTGATGGCTATGCAAATATACTTTTAGGAGGAACAAAGCCTGACTCTTTTTCTATATTCCCATCCTCCAATATTTACTCCCTTGTTCCTGCCCTCGCTTGG